CCGGCCCATCGATCAAAGTTGTTTGCATCTTTGTTGGCCATACCCTGCCAGTGGCGCGGAAGGGTTGAATCAATACCCACTGCATCGGCAGCATCACCGAGCAATCGGCTTGTTTCTCTAACAGCAGCGGTTGAACTTTTCCATGTTGCATCAATAGCGTAATGGCTTACCGGATCGGCCCATTTCGTGATGTCGTGAAGGCTGCTAAAGAAACCCATGATTGTTTGATTCTAAACGGTTATGCCATTGGCTACGAGTGCTGCGCGAAGCTGATTCACAAGCGATAGCAGGCTATTAATCAGCCCCTGCTCTGTGCCTGTATATACAACACCAGCAGACCCCGCTATTGCAGCGCCAACTGCCGCTGATGTTTGAGCTGTTTTCGAATTGCACCCGAATCCACCAACAGCAGTAAATGCGCCAGGTGATCCTGTGATATTCGCGTTTGCAACTGCTGTAATTAGTCCCTTTCCGTTGACCGTAAAGGTGCTGACTGTCGTTCCAGAACCATATGCGCCCGGCGTTGAATTGACTGTCGCAAAGGTCAGCGTTGCACTACCAGCAGAGGATGTTGCATCCCCCCCAAAAGCTGGAAGCGCCGCCACGGGTAGGGATGTCGAGATCGAGTAGGTTGTGCCGTTGCCGACAAGAATAGACCCGGATGGAGGCGTTCCAGTCGTTCCTGTTCCACCCGATGATGGGCCCAATGCATTGCCGGTCTGGATGCTTAAAAAGCTCGGGCTTTGAATCCACTGTAGCCACTCGGGAGCCCAGTTTCCCGTCTTAATATCGACCGGGGGCGACTGTGGAATATTGAGAGTATTGGCCATCAGTTTTCACCCACCGATGACATAAGATTTGCCGAGACGATCACGGCCTTTACTGGGTCAGTGACAACCACCTCAAACACTCTATCCCGCGCGTTTCCAAGCCTGCGCCAAATAACTCGATTGGTGTATTTCCCGATCTTGCCGATTGATTTCCAATACTCATTTGACCATGTAGACCCGCCATCATTCGACCAGCGGAGCATGGCTTGAGGATCTGAACCCTGCCCAGTCGATAGGCCCACGCCAGGCTGAAACTGAAGCTGGAGCTTATAAAACGCAATCTGGTTCAGGTCAGAGGTCAGGTGAGGACACCGACGAAGGCGACGGATCAGCGCACCATCCTCGGTGTACACAGAGTTGCTGAGCGTGTATATCTTTCCGTTGGCATAGTCGCCTACGCACACCTGCCCCTGGAACACCGCCGAGCAGTTACTACGGTGACGGTGATAGACGTTGTAGGAATCCACCGACAGCCACTTGTGCCAAAGTTGCGTGGCCAAGTCATAGACCCAAGTGATGTCAGCAGTCGGGAAGGTGAGCACATAGCATTCATGCCCCTCCATTTGATAGGTATATCCGATGGCATCTTTGATCACCTGGCCGAGCAGGCTGTTTGTCACTGCATGGGTTGAAATCTGCGTTACCGAATACCCATCCATATACACCACCAGGGCTTGACCCCGGTTGTCCTGCGAAAGGTAGGCAAACGAGTTCCCAAGACGGGCAATCGAGTTCTTAGAGGCGCACCCATGTTGCGTGCTAGTACCTTGGACTCGTTGAAAAGGGAATGGGAAAAGTCCGGCATCAGTCCATGCCTCCGAAGTTAGCTCGCCTAGCAAGAAAACAGATCGGTTGTTAACGACTGCCGCTACGAGATTGTCCGGTGCACCATCCTTGGAACTGAAGCTCAGCGCCGGGCTGACAACAGACAGGGGAGAGGTTGCGCCCCATTGCTGCGTGCTGGGTCGGTTATAGATGATGTAGTTATCGATGATGTCGCATCGGTCTGCACCTGTAAAAGCACCATCGGTAGAAGCGACAACTGCAAAAACCCCGGTTGCGATGGTGTAGGAGTAGCGGCTTGCACCGTCCCCGAAATATGCGGCCACGCCGTTGTTCGTGATCTGAACCGGCCCGCTGGTGGTCAGCAGCGTTCCCACAGCGGTGGCCGTGAAGAATGCCGAGATGGTGTAAAGAGTGTTTCCGACGATAGCCAGCATGATCTGGCCGCCCGGCATTGTGGCCAGAGCGCGCACCTCGGCGACTTGTGGTGTGACTTGGAGCGTCAGGCCAGGGGTCGGATAGAGCGCCATCCGGCCGCGCTCGCCCTGTTGCTTCGTAGGGTCGATCTCAATCCGCCAGTTGATGCATTCCTGACTATCTTGTGTTAACGATGGTGCTTCATACGAAGCTCCGCAGAAGCCGAAATCCATACGCTACCCCGCGTTACCGTGCGAAGCCGCCAGTCAGGAACCAGCCCGCATCATTCACCCCACGCTGGCTCATCAGCATCGGGTCGAGCTGCACCATGCGCTGCGGCTGCATGTTGGCGCGTTTGATGGCCGCCCGGCCTTCAGATGCGATTCTGTGGATATCCTCCATGGCTGATGCAGAGGCGCCACCATATTCAGGGACCAGCAGCTCAGAGAGGCTGTACCGCATTGCGATGTTGTAGCCCTGCGGCAATTGCACGAAATCCGAAAGCGTGTTGAACGATCCCAGGATGGTGTCGCAGAAAACATGCATCTCCCCACTCGATGGGACGGGCCACACCGTGATATTCCCGAGCTTCTCCGCGGGCTGATAGTAGAGCGCTCGCGGCCATGGCCCGCCAAGCGTCTTCAGTCCGATCTGCTCGTAGTCTTCGAGCGAGATGCAGGCTACCTGATAGTCGAGATTGGATACTCGTACGAACGCGCTATTGATGCGTAGAGGACGCTCATAGCTGCCAGTCATGGCGATGGATCCGACCGTCTGGCTGGTGTTAAGTGTGTACGTTCCAAGCGCGTTGGCGCCCTGTCCACCAGCACCTGTCAGAAAAGCAGTGATCTTTGTCCCGGCTGCAATGCCTGCGCCGGTCACGGTCTGACCGATGGCGAGTGCACCAGAGGTCAGCGCCGTGACGGTAAGCGTAAAGCCTGATGTGGAACCAGTAAAAACAGCTCCAATCTGTCCGCCAGAGCCGATGGTGTACTGATATTGATTCGTCCCCAGCGGAAAAACAACCTCGGTGGTGTAGTGCACCATCATGCGGTTGTTCGACCAACTGGCGAGCATGTCGTTCAAGAGGTCGAACGCATCATTGGCACTTGCGGAATCTGGCGTTTCGCCGGACTCCAATGCACCGATGGAGCGCATTGCCCCTTTGATGATATCCAGAGGCGTGGTCATACTGCCCTTAAGGCCGCGTTACATGCTGGCCAGTGGTGTCACATAGACAATCGTCGGCCCGGCTGCTGACCCAATGGCGCTCACGTTGAAGCCGGAGGTGCCGTTGCACAACACAGAAAATGCCACCGGCAGCGGCATTGATGGGGGCAGCACGAATGAGGTTGGAATGGTCGGCGTTCCATCCACCGGGAAGACCACAGCAGGTGTTGCGATGCCGAAGTTTGATGTCACCACGCAGACAGCGGTCGTGCCGGTATTCCAGAACAAAGCGTAGTTACACGTCTCTGCCAGTTTCGGAACCACGTTCACGTCGGCATGCTGCGTGGCCGCCACGGACAGCGCATACGTGGGGCCTGCGACGCGGTAGGCTTCGGTTTGCATGCTGCTCCTTAGAGAGCGTTGGTGTCGAGCGGCAGGTACTCAGGGCGACCCCAGACGAAGCCGTAAGGGCCAGCCACTGGGACCAGCGCGCCGGCTGTCGAGTTGTTGAAATCAACGATGATCGTATTCACCGCTGAGACACGAACATTCGCCACCGAGATGCCGGCAGTTTGAGCCGTACCACACTGGCAATTGATGTAGTCGCCAGGCTGAACGCCAAGAATCGTGAACGTCTGCGGTGCAGTGACAGCAGCGGCGACAGAGGCCGGCGCAGTCGGACCAAGGGTAGCGGCGAACACCTTGGTTTGTGCGATGTTTCCACGGACAACGGTGGTAGTGGGCATATGTGCTCCTTGAGAAACGACCCCGAAGGGCCGCTTGGTTTGCTTACGAGACGTTGTAGCCGTAGAGGTAGATGTCCACCGTACCTGTTGCCACCGTGGTGCCCACGTTCACATACAGCACTGGAGGCGATGCCGTCACCGTAGCCGCTACAGCAGTGGCCGCACGGACATAGGCGAAAGCTGTGGTCGTTTGACCAGTCAGCGCCGCCGTGGTCAGAACAGCCGTGCCGCCTGCTGCCGGCGCCGTGTAAATGCCCACCGTTGCCGTCGCCATGGTGACGTTGGCATTGGTGGTCACGACCACGGTCGGGACGAATGCTGAGAGTTGCCCAGTGAGGGGCATGGGAGTGTCGCCAGCGGTTGCGACCGATAAGCCCTTGACTACACCAATCAGGACAAGCGCCTGTTGGGAGTTGAGGGGCGTGTAGTTGGTTGTGACGGTAGTTGCTGCGCCTGGATTTGCCATGATGTTGCTCCTTGTATGGGGTTAGGCGGCGACGCGACAGGCCAGTTCGGGGTAGAGCGGCGCCCACCCGAACAGCACGTCCGCACGAGTCGGAATCGCGTCGTTGTTGATGGTGTACTGACGCACGACACGAATCGAGATACCGACACCGGGATCAGACGCACGGCCAGCGAAATGCACGCCCTCAGGAAGCATCAGGTCAGCCGAGGCCAACGTGAACGCATTCTTGTGCAGCATCAGGTTCTGCGGACTCACGACCGCGTTTGCAGTACCCGTGGCGATGTTGAACGGGGTCACCGTTGCAGTCGTTGAGGTGGTGCCGAGCTGGACGTTTTGGAACTGACCAGCGGTGATGATGGCCGGCGAGACGGTCACCGAGAAGGTGCCGGCAGCCGCAGTCACGGCCGAAGTCACCACGAAGTTGCGCTGGCGGTTGGAGCCGTAAGCCTGGCGGTTTTGCGGGTTCACCGCAAAGACGTTGGCAAACTGGAGCACGTCGCCTTGTTGCAGGGTCAGCGTCTGCGAGTTGGTCAGAGTCACCGTCGAGGTGCTGGCCCAGCCAGAGGTCAGGAAGCCGGCGTTCACCGTGGTGTTGATCGTCAGCGTGCCAGCCGTGGTGGCCCAGCTACCGAAGGTCTGCGAAACCACGTTCTGGTCATACTTCCAATCCACGCCCGACGAATCCCGGCCCATCATGCCCTTCATGTACTGGCTGGAGATTTGCTGATTCGGGGTGAACAAGCCCTTCAGCGAATCCACCACAGCAGCACCAGTGAAGGGCTCGATGATCATTGCGCGGTTGTTGTCGATGGGCGCGCCTTCAGCGCTCATGTAGGCGCCTGCGGTCAGGTAGGTCAGCAAACCGGTGGGCGGCGTGCCGGCAGCGCCGACGATATTGGCCGTGGCGTTTTTTGCCATCTGGAGACCGATACGGTCAATGCGGTTGGCAATGGCAGCGCAGACGGGGCTGATGACCCGATCCGAGAATTCATCCATCGACAGGGCCAGATCCTTGGTATTGAACTGGGTGTCAACGTGGAACTGATCGCCGTTCTTGGTGGGGTCACCCAGTACCACAGGAACAGACGACTCGTAGAAGTCCTCAACGCTCAGGTTGGGGCCGGAGGTGCCAATGAAGCGACCCGGGCGACGCACGTTCAGTGTGTCACCGATCTTTGCGCCATCGACGGCGAATTGATCTTGGTAGTCGCGGTTGACTTGGGAGGCGAAGACCAGCGAATTCTTCAGCACCATCAAATGCTGGTTCGTGATCTTCGAGATAGTGAGCAGCGTATTCGCCATGAGTAACTCCGTTGAAATAGGGAAAGACCGTTTCGGGCCTCGCTATCGCGGAGGTACTTGCGATTTCCCGGATGTCGCTCCGGTGGGCAGTAGGCGTGCGCCTAGGTTGTTACTACTCTACTCGTTATATCGAGTTTGTGCAATCAGATTTTTCCAGCTTTGCGCAATGCCTCATATTGGGCATATGTCCCAGTGAATTCCCCATTGGAATCGATGTGATTGTTTGTAGAGCCACCGCTGGCCTTGATAGGCTTTGTGGGCTCAGGAGCGCGCGGCTTAGGCTTGACGATCTCCAGCTTCTTCGGGGCCTCTTCTTCCGCTTCTTCCTTCTGCGACTCAAGCTCAGCCTCGAATTTACCTTCCAGTCGGCCGATAAACTTGATCTGCTGGTCCACATTCATCTTCATGAACTTCGCCGCGTCCTTGTCATCGTTGGATAGGTGATACATCACATCAGGGCCGAATTCGCTCTCTATCAGCACCTTTTGAATCACCTTCTCATACTCGACGGGTGACGATGTGACGATCTCATGGAAGTCCGAGTATCGATCCTTGGCAGATTCGATGCGGGTATTCCATGCCTTTAGTACCTCGCCAGCCCGAGCCTCTTCTTTGGCCTTTCGGTCGCTGGCCTCACGCTCGGCGAGCTTCTTGTCTGCCTTCCACTCGGCCACTGCGTCTGTGTAGTCGTCAAAATCGCTGAAGTCTTTGGCTTCTGGCGCCGGCTTCTCTGTAGTCGCCGATTCCTTGGCCTTCCTACCCTCCATCTCGGCAAGCTTGGCCTCAGCAGCCGCAGCGCGCTCTTCGGCTGCGCGGGCCTTGGTGGTCAGTTCTGAGAAACGAGTAACCAGCTTGCCCCTCTTCTTGGGCTCATCTGACTTGGCGTCTTCTCCTTCTTCGCCCTCGTCAATTTCAGCCTCTGCCGCCTCTTCGGACTTGGCTGTTTCGGCTGCTTTGGCGGCCTTTTCGGCCTTTGCTGCCTCTTTGGCTTGGATCGCCTCGGCTTGTGCCTCTGCGGCCTTGAATGGGTCGGATGCGGCCATGCGGGACGCGTTGAATTCGGCCAGATTTTCGCTAGTCACTACTGTGGTCATGTTGATCCTTGGGGTTTTGCAGCTTCTGCCGCGAGTTGTCGTTCGTTCTCTTCGGACTCGTGATCGAGCCTCTTCAGGTCATGTTCGTTGTTGACCTTGGTCTTGAGAAGTTCGCCGGTAGCGCGAATCTCAGCCACTCCGAGCGCTGTCTGCGACTTGACAGCCGTGTCATGGCGCGCCGTTTCGGCCTTGACCGCAATGTCTTTGCCCCACTGCACATTGTCAGCGTCGTTAGAGTGCGTTTTGGCCGTCGCGTCAATAAGTGTGCGCTTGGTTTGACCCTCTTCCTGCACCTGCACCACGTCCATGCGGTACTTGAGCTGCGCCTGCAGAGCTTCCATCTGCTTGGCAGCCTCCTGAAGCTGGGCCTCCTGCTGCTTCAGCTTCATCTGCACGCCTGGCGGAATCTCGCTCTTCTCATCGATCTGCGCCAGCGGATTGGCGGCGGCCATACGGTCTGCAATCGTTTCCGATCCGTCGAAGTCCAATGCGCGGAAGAACACATCGCCTGCGATCTTCATCAGCTCGGGGTCGCGCTCAAACATGGGAGCCATGACTTCGAGTGATTCCTGGCGCTTGGTGTTGTAGCCAGGGCCTGTATCCATCACGCAGGCATATTCGCCGATGGTCACATCATTTAGCACCTGTTCCACTGGGCCGGGGGTGTTTTTCCCCGGTGTCGGGTTCTGCTGATTGATCGTCTCTTGTGAGCTGCGCCCATCATCGCCAACGATGCGCACGACACGGCCTGGTTCGCTGTAGTAGGTGGGGAAGACATCCAGCAGCCAAACACCAGTG